GCGAGGAAGATTCAACTTAACTCTGCTTATGGTGCTATCGGCAATCAGTATTTCCGTTATTACAAACTAGCAAACGCTGAGGCAATCACCTTGTCTGGTCAGGTTTCTATCCGTTGGATTGAAAACAAGATGAATGCCTATCTCAATAAGATTCTAAAAACAGACGGAGTAGATTATGTTATTGCTTCTGATACTGACTCTATCTATCTTAATATGGGTCCTCTGGTTGAAAGTGTATACAAGGGAAGAGAGAAAACTACTCAGAGCGTTGTTTCGTTCCTTGATAAGGTCTGTCAGGTGGAATTTGAGAAGTATATTGAAGGTTGCTACCAAGAACTGGCTGAGTATGTGAATGCTTATGATCAGAAGATGCAGATGAAGCGTGAGAACATTGCAGAGCGTGGAATTTGGACTGCTAAGAAACGATACATTCTGAATGTCTGGGATAGTGAAGGTGTTCGTTATGAAGAACCTAAACTGAAAATGATGGGTATTGAGGCAGTTAAGTCTTCTACTCCTGCACCTTGTCGTCAGATGATTAAAGATGGTTTAAAACTGATGATGAGTGGGACGGAAGAGGATGTAATTAATTTTATTGATAAATGCCGTGAAGAGTTTAAATCTTTACCACCAGAACAAATTGCTTTTCCAAGAACTGCTTCCGATGTTCGTAAGTATTATTCTTCTTCGACAATCTATGCTCAAAAAACTCCAATTCATATTCGTGGAGCACTTCTTTTCAATCATTATATAAAAGAGAAAAAACTGACTAATAAGTATTCGCTTATTGCTAATGGTGAGAAGATTAAGTTTGTATATTTGAAGAAACCAAATATCATTCAGGAAAATATTATCTCCTTTATTCAAGACTTTCCAAAAGAACTTGGTCTTGACAAATACATCGACTATGAACTACAATTTGAAAAGAGTTTTGTAGAACCACTCAAATCTATCCTTGATTCTATTGGGTGGAATGTGGAAAAAACTGTAAACCTTGAATTATTTTTTGCTTAATGGATTTGCCTATTAATGATAAAGAGCTTGATACTATTATTAAAGCACTTGGTTTTGGTGGAGATGCCGCTTTGTATCATAAACTGAAACTAGTCAAAGAACTTAAAGAACAAGGTTTACCTTATAAAAAAATACTTCGTGAACAGTACGGGATGGTAGTGTAATGGATTTCCTTAAAGAAATTGTAAAAGAAGTTGGTGGTGAGTATACAAAACTTGCCTCTGATATTGATGAGACTGAGACTTATGTTGATACGGGTTCGTACATCTTTAATGCACTGGTTTCAGGTAGCATATTTGGCGGTGTATCTGGTAATAAGATTACTGCTATTGCTGGAGAGTCTTCTACTGGAAAGACTTTCTTCTCTCTCGCTGTGGTTAAGAATTTTCTTGATAATAACCCCGATGGTTATTGTCTCTACTTTGATACTGAAGCTGCTATCACCAAATCTCTTGTAGAGTCTCGTGGAATTGATACTTCTCGTCTTGTGGTTGTCAATGTTGTAACAGTAGAAGAGTTTCGTGGGAAAGCACTTAAAGCAGTGGATTTATACTTAAAAAAACCAGAAGGAGAACGTAAACCTTGTATGTTTGTGTTAGACTCTTTGGGTATGCTCTCAACCGAAAAGGAAATTACTGATGCACTGAATGATAAACAAGTTCGTGATATGACCAAATCTCAACTGGTCAAAGGTGCTTTCCGTATGCTTACTCTTAAGTTGGGGCAGGCAAACATTCCAATGATTGTCACAAATCATACTTATGATGTCATCGGCGCTTACGTTCCAACTAAAGAAATGGGTGGTGGTAGTGGTCTTAAGTATGCTGCTTCTACTATCATATATCTTGGCAAAAAGAAAGAAAAAGATGGAACAGAAGTTGTTGGAAACATTATTAAGGCAAAGACTGCTAAGTCTCGTTTGAGTAAAGAAAATCAAGAAGTTGAAGTGCGTCTATTTTATGATGAGCGTGGTCTTGATCGATATTATGGTCTTTTAGAACTTGGTGAAACTGCTGGACTTTGGAAAAATGTTGCGGGACGGTATGAAATCAATGGTAAAAAACTTTATGCAAAAGAAATTCTAAAACATCCAGATCAATATTTTACTGAAGAAGTAATGCAGCAACTTGATGCTGCCGCGAAACAACAATTCTCTTATGGAACGAATTGAGACAACTATTCTCAGAAACCTAATATTTAATGAAGATTACTCACGCAAAGTTATTCCTTTCATACAATCAGATTATTTTGAGAAAAAGTCCGAAAAGATTATTTTTGAAGAAATTGTTGAATTTATTGTCAAATATGGTTCAGCAATCACGATTGAAGCACTCAATATTGAGGTAGAAAATCGTACTGATCTCAATGAGACAGAAGTTAAAGAGATACGAGAAATAAATTCTTCTCTAAATAATGCTCCTGTGGAAAGACAATGGTTACTTGATACCACTGAAAAGTGGTGTCGTGATCGTGCTATTTACTTAGCATTGATGGAGTCAATTCATATTGCTGACGGAAATAACGAAAAGAAAAATCGTGATGCGATTCCAAGTATTCTTTCAGATGCCTTAGCGGTATCATTTGACAATAATGTCGGACATGATTATCTTCAAAACTACGAGGAGCGATATGAGTTTTATCACCGCAAGGAAGATAAGATCGAGTTTGATCTGGAATATTTCAACAAAATCACAAAGGGTGGTCTCCCTAGTAAGACTCTCAATATTGCTCTCGCTGGAACCGGTGTTGGAAAATCACTATTCATGTGTCATGTGGCTAGTTCCGTCTTACTGCAAGGCAGGTCCGTTCTCTATATCACTCTTGAAATGGCAGAAGAGCGAATTGCAGAAAGGATTGATGCAAACCTTCTTAATGTACCGATTCAGCAATTGGTTGATTTACCACGTCAAATGTTTGAAAACAAAGTAAATAGTATTGCGAAGAAGACACAAGGATCTTTGGTAATCAAAGAATATCCAACTGCTTCTGCTCATGCTGGACATTTTAAGGCACTTCTCAATGAACTTGCTCTCAAAAAGTCATTTAGACCTGATATTATTTTCATTGATTACCTTAATATATGTGCTTCCAGTAGGTATAAGTCAAACCTTTCTGTCAATTCATATTCATATATCAAAGCGATTGCTGAAGAACTTAGGGGACTCGCCGTTGAGTTTAACGTCCCGATTGTCTCCGCTACTCAGACCACTCGTTCAGGTTTTGGTTCTTCTGATGTTGAACTTACTGATACTTCTGAGTCCTTTGGTCTTCCTGCTACTGCTGATCTTATGTTTGCCCTTATTAGTACTGAAGAGTTGGAGCAGTTGGGACAGATCATGGTGAAACAACTCAAAAATAGATACAATGATCCCACTATTTACAAGCGTTTTATTGTGGGTATTGATCGTGCTAAAATGAGATTGTATGATTGTGAGCAGTCAGCACAAAAAGATATACTTGACTCTGGAAACGAAGACGAGTATAATGATAACGAAGACAAGAAACCCAAAAAGTCGTTTGAAGGATTTAAATTTTAATGGAAACTGCTAAACACGTTAATTTTAACAAGTATGCTGAGTTTGTCGATGCCGTAACTTCTGATGCATCGAAAGACTTTCTTGCTCTCTCCGATCGTCTGGTTCAACTAGATGAAAAGGGCGCTAATATTGAGCGCCTCCTGACCGCTGGTGTTGGCATCAATGCTGAGGGTGGTGAGTTTCTTGAAATTATCAAGAAAATGATTTTTCAAGGGAAACCATATAACGAGGATAATCGTGAGCATCTGATTATCGAACTGGGTGATATTATGTGGTATGTTGCTCAAGCATGTATTGCACTTGATGTAACTCTTGATGATGTTGTTGCACGAAATGTTCAAAAACTTCTGAAGCGTTATCCTGAGGGTGCTTTTGATGTTTATTTTTCCGAAAATCGTGCTGCTGACGATCGATGAAGAAAGTCACTCTTAAAATGGATTTTGGAACTGCTAATGCTGTGAGAGAAGCAGTTTATCAATCGCAAAATGGATATAGTAAAGAATATCCTCCAATCAGGATTGTAAATCTTAGAGAAGTTTTACAAACCCTTGATGATCAAATTGAAGACCTTAACATTATTGAATAAATACTTGACCCTTCGGGGTTCTTGGGGAATTAGCTCAGTCTGGTAGAGCGCCTGCTTTGCAAGCAGGATGTCAGCGGTTCGAGTCCGCTATTCTCCATTCGCTATTCGCAAATAGCGAAAACTGCTCAAGTGGCGGAATTGGTAGACGCGCTGGGTTTAGGTTCCAGTAGATTTATCTGTGGAGGTTCAAGTCCTCTCTTGAGCACTAAATATCAATAAAAACTAATGGCAGGGGAACAGGGGTTTCTTTACGAGGGTAGAGTTCACAATAGATTGAAAGCAAAAGGATTGGTTCCTAAAAACTTTCAACCTGCTGGATCAGATCCAAATGCCCCTGATGCAATGTTTATTTACAATGGGGTTCAGTATAAACTTGAGGTTAAACTTGATCTTAAGGCTGATTATGGGCAAGGTAGTTTTGAGTATGATACTGATAATGGAATTTGGAAACTGGGTGGTGCAAATACACCTGCAGCAGAAGAACTTCGTACTCTTATGAGATCTGTTGGTATTGAAGCATTTGCAAATAGGGAATGGGGACCAAAAGGACCTCCAAATAAAGGAACTGTCGATCCCAAACAGTTTACACAAGAAATGGTTTCCTCAGATTATCTTAGATTTACTGATAGATTTCTCTCTTTACAGTCACGTGCTTTGCATAGTTATTATGCAGCAAAGCAAACATACTATATTCAAATTGGTGGATATGGTATGTACTATATGGCAACAAATCCAGCCAAACTTCCAATACCTCAATTTAATCCTGGTTTAAGAATTCGTATTAGATTAAAAAGGGGTGGAAGTTCTCCAATTTATAACTATCGATTTACAACCGCTCTCCAAATTACCTCAAAACCACCAAAATCAAAGTACAATATTGATAATGGTGTTGACTTTCTTCTTGCAACTTATAATCGATGATTGATTATATTAAACCTTTAATAGAAAAATTTAAAGGTAAAAAATTTAATGATTTTTTTGAATATGTTTATTTAACATTTCAAAAGGAGATTGACTTAAAAAAGAAAAAACAGGACAAGGATAAATATATAAAGATTAGACAAAGTATTTTAAAATACATTATTGCAAACGAACGAGCAATATCAGTTGAACTTAATAAAAACAGTAAGTAATGAAAAGTTTTTTCCAATTTTTAACCGAAACAACTGCAACCCAACAAGCTGCAAGACTTGGGTTGCAGGGGGATGGTCATGGTGGTTGGTATAAGGATGGTGAGTTTGTTGCAAAGACTGAGAAAGGCAGATTAAAATTTTATAATAAGCGTCAAGTAGTTGGTAAAGATTCTGCTCAGACAGAAACTGAAAAGAATATCTCAGATCCAAATTTTGTAGATCCTGCATTACAACAACAGCAGGCACCTGTTCCTCAACCAGTTGCTCAGGAAACACCTCCTGCTAATTTTCTTCCCGTTGAAAAGACAAAGGGAACATTGACGATTGCATTTGGTCGTTTCAATCCTCCACATCTGGGACATCTCCAATTAATGGATACCGCTGCAGCGTCCGCAGAGCAAGAAGGTAGTGATTATATGATTGTTCCCTCTCGCAGTCAAGATAAAAAAAAGAATCCACTTGATGCCGATACAAAAGTATCACTTATGAGATCTATGTTTCCACAACATAGTGAAAGGATTATGAATGATGCAAGCACAAAAACTATTTTTGATGTTCTTAAAAGGGCACATAATGATGGATATGCAAATGTGAGAATTGTTGGTGGTGCCGATAGAGTAAAAGAGTTTGATAAACTCGCCAACAACTATAATGGTAATCTTTATGCTTTTGATAATATTGAGGTAGTTTCTGCAGGTGATCGTGATCCTGATTCGGATGGTGTCGAAGGTCTTTCTGCTTCTAGGATGAGACTTGCTGCTGCTGAGGGAGATTTTAAAACTTTCCGTTTGGGAATGCCGCCAGAGATGAAACCAAAAGATGCAAGAGCAGTTTTTGATACAGTTCGTCAGGCAATGGGTATTCAAGATCAAGTTGTAGAAGTTTGGGAAATTGCTCCTAAGTTTGATCAAAGAACTCTTCGTGAAAATTATTTGAGTGAGGCAATCTTTAAAATTGGTCAGTTGGTGGAAAACCTTAATACTGGTTTAATTGGAAGAATTATCCGTAGAGGAACTAACTATTTGATTTGTGTTACAGAAGATCGCATCATGTTCAAGTCTTGGATCAAAGATGTGATGGAATATACAGAGGTTAAAATGGATAGAATGTATAGAACTCCAGGAAAACCAAATACACTTGTTGGTACAAAAGGGTATTTGAGGTATGCCGCAAAGCAATCTTCTGGTTCTGGATTGGGAAAAGAAAATATTCAATCTGGTGGTAAGACATTTTTTGATTTCATAAATAAGTATAGAAAAAGTAAGTAATCAATCTTCTCCAATGAGTAACAATATTTTTGAAGAACTTCCATCTAGAAAAGGTGGTGAAGCAAAACCTGGAGCTGATGCTGCTGCTGGCATCGAAAAAAAAGCAAGACAACTTGTTTATGATTCTCGTTATGAAGTTAAAAAAATGTTGGCAGGTAAAAGAGCAGATCCTGCAACTCAAGAAAGAATGGTTCTACAAAGAATTGCAAAGTCAACGTCAATTCCTGCTGTAAGGGCAAGAGCAAGGCAAATGGTGTCTAAGAAAGCTGCTGTTGCAGAAGACTTTGTTCCTATGATGGAAGATGCTGCTGCAATTAATGTTGCGAAGGCAATGTTTAAAGTCTTTGTTGAAGGTGTTGAAGAAGCAATTCCAGATTACTTAGAGGAACTGCATGGATTAGACGACAAAAAATATAAGATCAGAGTCACAGATCCTAAGACTGGAAATTCTTATGTAAGATATGGAACTCGTGAAAAGATTACTCAATTGAGAGCAAAAGGTCTTAAAGTTGAAATGACTGAGTATGGTGATCCAAGAGAAGGTGAAAGAAAGCGTGGAGAAAGTACAGCAAAAGCATTAGGTGGTGGTGGAAAAAAACTTGATCCAGTAGGAAAAGAAGATTCTGATGTTGATAATGATGGTAAGCATAATGACCCAAATGATAAGTATATTATGAAGCGTCGTAAGGCAATTGGTGCTGCGATTGAAAAAAGAAAAACTGTTTCTGACTCTTATAAACCAGAAGGTGAAGTACTCGAAGAAAACCCATTAGTAGGTCTTGGTATTAAAGCAGGTCTTGCAGCAGGAACTGCACTCGCAGGTAAAATGGTTTATGATAAAGCAAAGGGTGTTGCTGGTAAATTGGAGCAACAAAATGCAGAAAAACAGAAACAAATTAATACTCTTTTGCAAAAAAATTCTTACGAAGAAGAAGGTAAGTTAGTTGAATCTAAAAAAAATAAAAAAACAACTGAACCACGTTGGCAAGATAGTGATGGTGATGGTAAGTGGTATGAACCTGGTCAGGATGTGAAAAAAGAAGATTATCTATGGACAGAGGGTACTGATAGCACTGAGGGACAAAATAAGGGAAAAATTACTGGTAAAGGTGTAGATAACTATTCTTCCGGTGTTGTAAAGGTTTCTCCTGAAGATGGTACACAATCTAATATGAAGGGTCCAAAATCTGTTTATGCTCATACTGAGTTGGAGGGTGAAGTTCTCGCTGAAAGAGCAAAGAGTAAAGCACAGCAGCGTTTCATGGGAATGGTTTATGCTGCCAAGAAGGGTGAGAAACCAATGTCACCAGAAGTAGCAGCAGCTGCTAAGGGTATGACAAAAAAAGAAGCAAAGAAGTTTGCTAAAACTAAGCATAAAGGTCTTCCCGAAAAAGTAGAAGAAGCGACAGATTGTAGTTGTGATGATACTAGTGGCAATAAAGAAAAGGAAAGAGATTCTCGTGGTGATTATGCAAAAATTAATTTGATTAAAAATAAGTTAAGATCGATGGGTTCTAAGAATCCAATCGTAATGGTTGCTGGATATGAACCAGAAGGTGAGATTTTGGATGAAAGAAGAGCAGAAGATAAAGGAAAACCAAGACCTAAAAGAGATCGTGCAATGGAAATAGTAAGATCAATGCCTAGCACACGTCAAGGTCTTATGACTCGAAGTGGTAAAACAGTTGCTCAACATGAAGGGGAAAGAGGTGTTTCGGAACGTGATCGTCCTAAAAGACCTGAACAGACAACTGCTGATAGACTTGCTTTAAAAAAACAAAAAGAACAAGCAGCAAAAGCAGCAGCAGAAAGAGCAGAAAGAGAGGAAGAGAGAAGACGTAGACTTGCCTGATATCTAAATAGGACAGGATACTCTTAACACGGAGGACATCATGGGTGCAGTAGTAGCAGTGGTAAAACCACTTTTAATTTCAATTGCAACACATCCAGCAGTTAAAAATCTTGTTCTCGACTTACTGAAAAAGTATGTTGATAGCACAGATAATAGTATTGACAATGTAGTTTATACACTTGTTAAAGAAAAACTTTTTACCCCTGAAGCATGATTACTTGCTTTGTAACTAACTGGAGTGTAACCCTTGTCCTTGGTCTATTGTTAACTGCCTCTGAGTGGTTATCAAAAACAAAAAGATTTAAAGCGAATGGGTTACTCGATTTGGCTACTAATTTTTTAAGATTAGTTTTACGTAAAGGAGACAAAAATTAAAAGTCTCCTTTTTTTATAAATACCAATAGAAAAGAATTCATAGGTAAGGAAACATGTCTCTTTGGGGCAATAAAGATTTAGTTGGACAGGCTGGAACCGTTCAAATCAACCTTTCAACAGAAACTATTACTGGAACTGGAACAACGTTCGCTACGACTGGATTTGTAGTAACGGAAGGTGATGTTATCGTAGTTGGCGCTGGTGCAACCTATGGTCATGCGGTTATTTCTTCTGTAACAAGCAACACTATTGCATCAATTGCTACGACTCAGTATTTGATCCCTCACCCAACAACTGGAATCATTACAGCAGCATCTTATTTCATTACACAAAGACCTATTTCTTCTATTGAAGATTCTGTTTATAAAGCACCTGATGCAAAATCAAACAGATATTCTTCGGTCTTTGGTGTAGACGTAACTGAGGCAACAGTTGCTGGTGTAACAACTGTTGGTGGCAAATCGGCGGCATATAAAGTTGCTCATGCTGGTTGGGTTGGAGTTACCACCTATACTGACATGCACGGCAATTTCAGAGTTAAGTCTGAAACATTAGTTGCTGGAAGTATGATTACTGGTGATGCTGTCGATGATACTAGATTCCCAGACGCTTGATAATATGGTATGAGATTTGACGAGTTGAATGAGGGCAACTATTTGCTCTTTGCTATAAAATTCTACAACAATCCTCAGGCAGTCACGAGAGATGATTTTGAGGCTGATTTGAAGCGAATTCGTTATATTAAAAGATTATTGAAAAGATATAAAAATACTGGTGAGTTAAAAGTTCATTTAATACTTAATCATCTTATTATTCTGTTTAATGTATTTGATGATGCAACAGTTCCGCTGCTTTTTTATCATTTAGAACAAGACCTTTGGCCATCTATAAAAAGTTTTTTGGTTTTTCTGAACCGTATTCCGGAATATCCAAAAACTAAAATAAATGAGATTGAACTAGATCAAAATTGTTTAAGTCAGTTGCAAACAATCTAATGGACATTAATAAAATTATTGACATTATTCGCACTATAAAAGAAGAGAACGGTCCAACTGTAAGTCTAGGTGCTGGTCAAATTGCAGGCACAGTGGAAGCAGGTGATGATCCTCCTGTCAGAAAGAAAAATAGATATATTTACGGTACAGGGTTCCGTAAAAACTGGTTGCAAAAAAGGAAACCACAGCAGTAAAGAAATGTTTAATCCATCATCCACAGAAACAAAAATAGCTCTGCTTGAAGAGCGTATTAATGTTTACGAACAGATGATGGAGCGTATTGATACTGCGATTCAAAAGATTGGGGAGACAAGTCAAAATATTAGTCAAATGCTTGCTATTCATAATGAAAAGATTGAGCAGTGTAATCGCACAGATAATATTATTGTTAAAATGATTGAAGATATTAAGGAATCTTCAAGGACACAGCATGAAGCAATCAGTAGAGAACTTGGAGAAAGAATAGAAAAAATAGAAGTAAAAGTGGAGTCAATATCTCAGTTTAAGTGGAAAGCAATTGGAGCAATTGCAATAGTTGCCTTTTTGATAGGCACCATTCCAACAGCAACTATTTTCTTGACACGTGCAACATCACAGAGTACAATAGAGAGAACGAAGTAATACCCCTTTTATAATGGATCTGATTGACTCCAAGTACATTGGACTTGTTTCGTCACGCTTGCAAAAATTTAAGAGAGTCAAGGCAGATCTCTACAACTTCCGCTGCCCTATCTGTGGTGACTCTCAACGCAATAAAACAAAGGCAAGAGGATACTTGTATCCTGTCAAGAATAACACAAACTTTAAGTGCCATAACTGTGGAGCAAGTTTATCCTTTAATAACTTTCTCAAAGAGTTAGATCCCGCGCTTCATAAGCAATACACACTGGAAAAGTTTAAAGAGGGGTATACGGGTAGAAATTTCGTGGTTGAGGAACCCAAGTTTGAGTTTACAAAACCAGTTTTCAAAAAGAAACTGGATTTACCAAAAGCATCAGAAATCCCCATAGCCAAAGAGTATCTAGAAAAGCGAAAAGTAGATCCTGAAAAGTTTTATTTTGCTCACAAATTTAAACAGTGGGCAAATTCTCAAAAACAAACTTTTAACACTACTTCTAGTGATGAGAGTCGTATTATTATACCATTATATGATAAAGACTCTAACTTGATAGGATTTCAGGGAAGAGCACTTGGACCCTCTCCCAATAAATACATCACTGTAATGCTTTCTGATGAATCGCCCAAACTTTATGGACTTAATCAGGTGGATTCTTCGGAACCCATTTATATTGTTGAGGGACCCTTCGACTCCACGTTTGTCAAAAATGCTGTTGCTATGTGTGGGTCCGACGTTGATATTAGGTCGTTTAATTGGAGCGATTATATTTACGTTTTTGATAACGAACCACGTAATCGAGAAATCGTCAACCGAATATCAAAAACCATCGATAGAGGTGATAAAGTGATTATCTGGCCAACAATCATCCAACAAAAAGATATTAATGACATGGTTTTAGCTGGACTTAACGTTATGGATGTGTTAAAATCAAATATCTACTCAGGTTTAGAAGCAAAAATTAAGTTTAACAACTGGAAGAAAATATGAGCAACGGAACAAAAGTCGTTAAAAGAGATGGTCAAACTGAGCCTCTTGATTTAAATAAACTCCATATTATGGTTGAAGAAGCCTGCAAAGATTTAGCAGGAGTATCGGCATCTCAGGTAGAAATGCAATCAGGAATTCAGTTTTATGATGGCATTACCACTGCAGAGATTCAGGAGATCCTGGTACGCTCTGCCAGCGACCTTATCAGCTTAGAGAACCCCAATTATCAATTCGTCGCTGCCCGCCTACTTCTGTTCGCTCTCCGCAAGCAGTTGTTTGGTCGTATGCATGAATGCCCAACAGTTAAGCAGCACGTCCTCCGTGCCGTCGAGAGAGGCGTCTATGATGCAGAGATTCTTGACCTGTATACTGATGAGGAATTTGAAAAACTCGAGTCCTTTATTGATCACAGTCGTGACTATTTGTTTACTTACGCTGGTTTACGTCAAGTTGTAGATAAGTATCTTGTACAAGATAGAAGTTCTAATGAACTTTATGAAACACCGCAGTTTATGTATCTTTTGATTTCTGCAACTATCTTTTCAAAATATCCAAAAGAAACACGTTTAGATTACGTTAAAAAGTATTATGACGCAATCAGCAAACACAAAATCAACATCCCAACGCCAATCATGGCAGGAGTGCGAACTCCGCTTAGACAATATGCTAGCTGTGTCCTTGTTGACGTTGATGACACCCTCGATAGTATCTTTAGCAGTGATATGGCTATTGGCAGATACGTTGCACAGAGGGCGGGGATCGGCATCAACGCTGGTCGAATCCGTGGCATCAACGCTAAAATTAGAGGGGGAGAAGTTCAACACACGGGTGTTGTACCATTTCTCAAGAAGTTTGAAGCAACTGTCAGATGTTGCACGCAAAATGGCATACGAGGTGGATCCGCGACAGTACACTTCCCCATCTGGCACCAAGAAATAGAGGATATTCTAGTATTAAAAAATAACAAAGGAACCGAAGATAATCGTGTTCGCAAGTTAGATTACTCTATTCAAATTAGTAAGTTGTTCTATGAACGATTCATCCGTAACGAAGAAATCTCTCTCTTCTCTCCACATGCTGTTCCTGGTCTGTATGATGCTTTTGGCACTGGTGGATTTGACGAGTTATATGTTCGTTATGAACAAGATGAGTCTATTCCAAGAAAAACTATCGGAGCTCAAGAACTCTTTCTGGACCTCCTGAAAGAACGTGCTGAAACTGGTCGTGTTTATATCATGAACATTGATCATTGCAACTCTCACTCATCTTTTATGGATAAGGTTGAGATGAGCAATCTGTGCCAGGAAATCACTCTTCCAACGAAACCCATTCAACACATTGATGATCCTGATGGTGAGATTGCTCTTTGCATTCTTTCTGCCATCAATGTTGGTAAACTTAAAACAATGGATGAACTGGAAACTCTTTGTGACCTTTCGGTTCGTTCTTTGGATGAATTGATTGATTTTCAGGGATATCCCGTCAGAGCGGCAGAACTCGCCACCAGAGCACGTCGTTCACTTGGAGTAGGATTTATTGGTCTGGCACATTATCTCGCCAAACATGGGGAGAATTACAATGATTCTGGTGCCTGGAAATTAGTTCATGATTTGACTGAGGCATTTCAATATTATTTGATTCAAGCAACTGTCAATCTTGCAAAAGAAAAAGGCCCTTGTGAGTATAGTAACCGAACCAAATATGGCAATGGAATTCTCCCCATTGATACATACAAGAAGGACGTTGATGAAATAGTTTCTAATGAGCTCAGGTATGATTGGGAGCATCTTAGAGAGCAGGTACTCAAATATGGGGTACGGAACTCAACATTGTCCGCACAGATGCCATCGGAGAGCAGTTCCGTTGTGTCAAATGCAACCAACGGAATCGAACCACCTAGAGGATACTTGTCCATTAAGAAGTCAAAGAAAGGACCACTCAAACAGATTGTTCCCCAATATCAGACTCTTAAAAACAATTATACGCTGCTCTGGGATATGCCTAGCAATCGTGGTTATATTCATATTGTTGCAGTTATGCAAAAATTCTTTGATCAGGCGATTTCTGGAAACTGGTCCTATAATCCAGAAAATTATCCAGACAATGAAGTTCCTACTTCAGTAATGGCACAAGACCTTTTGACTACATATAAGTACGGTTGGAAAACCAGCTATTATCAAAACACATATGATGCAAAGACTGATGAAGTAGAAGATTCCAAACCATCTCTCACTGATTTAGTCAATGATATTTTAAATACGGAGGAAGAAGATTGTGAGTCTTGTAAGATTTAAAACCAAACTAGAGGAGAAACCAATGGTCGAATCAATGACCGTTTTTAACTCTGAGGAAGTTGATACTAAAAAACAACCAATGTTTTTTGGAAAACCACTAGGAATACAAAGATACGATTCTTACAAGTATCCAATTTTTGATAAACTTACAACTCAACAACTAGGATATTTTTGGAGACCCGAAGAGGTTTCTTTACAAAAAGATAGGGCAGACTATCAAACGCTTCGCCCAGAGCAGAAGCATATTTTTACCAGCAACTTGAAGTATCAGGTTATGCTGGATTCCGTTCAGGGTCGTGGTCCTGGTATGGCATTTGCTCCATACTGTTCCCTCCCTGAACTGGAAGCATGTATGAAAGTATGGGAGTTTATGGAGATGATCCATTCTCGTTCATACACCTATATCATTAAAAACGTTTATTCGGACCCATCTGAAGTCTTTGATACTATCCTTAAAGAGGATCGTATTATGGAACGTGCCACGAGTGTTACTCAGGCATATAACGATTTTATTAATAGTGCCCATCATTATGATAATACAAATGAGTGGGTTCACGCTTTGGAACAAGTACCATACGCACAAGAGGCAAGGTATGAACTCAAACGAAAACTTTTCAGAGCAGTTGCAAACGTTAATATTCTTGAAGGTATTCGCTTTTACGTCAGCTTCGCTTGTAGTTTTGCGTTTGGCGAACTCAAGCTTATGGAGGGAAGTGCAAAGATCATCTCACTGATTGCTCGTGATGAAAACCAGCATTTAGTTATTACCCAAAACATTTTAAATAAGTGGAAAGAAGGTGATGATCCAGAAATGGTAAGTATCTCCAAAGAAGAAGAACAATGGTTTTATAAAACCTTTGACAATGCCGTAAATCAAGAAAAACTTTGGGCAGAATATTTGTTCAAAGATGGTTCGATGATTGGTTTGAATGACAAATTGCTACAACAGTATGTTGAATGGATTGCAAATCGTAGAATGAAAGCAATTGGACTCAAACCGCTTTATGATATTTCTGCAAAAAATAATCCACTTCCTTGGACTGAGCATTGGATTTCCTCTAAAGGTCTTCAAGTGGCACCACAGCAAACGCAAGTGCAGTCATATATTGTTGGTGGTATTAAGCAGGATGTTACCAAAGACTCTTTTGCTGGGTTCCAGTTGTGATTGACATTAAGACTGAAATAGTGTATTATATAAATAATAATAGGTAAGTTCAGTCTTAAAATGAATAATTATATTCTTTACTACTACTTAAGGGAGGACTTTTGTTCTCCCTTTTATGTTGGTTATGGTCGTCCAAGAAGGATTAATTCTAGACATTCTAGAAGAAATGGTGCGGAACTTTTACCACCCAAAGAAAGAAGATGGGTTGTTAAATCTGGTTTATCTAAAGAAGAAGCAATAGAACTTGAGATAAAACATATTGCACTTTGGAAAAGAGAGTGTGATGGTGGAGTTTTATTGAATCAAAATCTTGGTGGGGAGGGGAAACCTAGAGGACAAAAAACAAAAGGATTTTCTGGAAGAAAGCATAGCGAAGAAGCAAAGAAAAGAATAAGTGAAAAGGTTGCTGGTAAAAATAATCCAAGATATGGAATTAAACTTTCGCAAGAAATAAAAACTAAAATAAGTCAAAATAGAACTCCACAGTTTGGGAAAGATAATCCAAACTCTAAAACTTGGAAAATTACTTCTCCAGAAAATAAAGAATATGTTATTGTTGGTGGATTGAAAGAGTTTTGCAAATCTCAAAATATTTCTTATGCCACTATGAACGCGGCAATACTTTATGAAAGAAAAGGACCGAGAAAAAATGGATGGTCAATTGAGAAAATTTAGAATATCACTACCTGAAGATGAGTGTGTGATAAAACTTCAGGAGTATTGTAATTTCTCCTCTACTTTATTAAAAGTTCCAGTTATTAAAAAACCATTATGTATTGATGCAAACTGTCACAATAATGTAAATTATTATGTGAAAACTTATGGTGGGAAAAAAATAAGTGGTTATTATTTGATTACAGATACTGAAGATGTGACTTATGGATGTGCAATATATCATAGTATTTGGAAGAACACTTATGGAGATTTGGTAGATATAACTCCATTTGAAGATGGTAGAGAATATAATATTTTTTCCGTGATGAATACTACAGAATATTACTCTGGGGTTGCATATGATGGAGAAAGATATAAATTATTAGAACCAGGACTTAACATAATCTAATGTCACAAAAGACACTTTTTCAGGATTCCAACTTTGAATGGGATAAAAATAAGATAATAGATGCTTATAAAAAAGCAGCAGAGTATGATGATTTCTTATTTGGAGATTTTGATTATTCTGATATTTGGTTAAAAGAAAATGAAAAAGAGGGTCAATGACCCTCTTTTTTATAAATAACTTTATAGGAAAAAGTTATTTAAAATGTCTGATTTTACACAAAAACATCATAAAGATTTGATGGAGGCGTATGCCTCTATCTACAAACAATCTGTGCAGGAAGATATAGTAGAAGATATTGAGTATCAGGAATATGAAATTGATGCTGATTTTATTTTAGAGTCAGTAAAGCATTACCTTATTAATTTTGGTTATGCTGAGAATGAAAAGAAAGCAATATCAATGATTCCTCATTTAAGTGAGGGGTGGTTTTGTGGTATAGTTTCTGATATTATTGTTGAAAATCATTTCATTGAATGTGTAAATTCCATGATTGACAGTGGATATAATCTCAGTGAATTTGCCGTTGATGAATTATTTGAAATTTATTGTGGTCATTTAAATAACTTTATAAGTGAGCAAAATATAACTGAAGAAACTTTAAGTGAGGCAATTCCTCTTGCTATTCCAGCAGCAGCTGCCGCTGCTCCATATGTTTTACCGGCAATTGGTGCCGCTGCATATGGTATGAAAGGTTTGATGGATAGAAGGAAAAATTCTCAAACTGATGCAGCATCACAAAGGTGGTTAGAAACGGGATCTTTTGAAGCAAGAAAAGAAAAAGATCCTGCTAGAGTAAAGGCATCAAGAGAAGCTGCTCAAAGGGCGCAGCAACAAAGACAGCAAGCCACACAAACAGCACAAAAACCACAAGGGAAAACAACACAAGTAACAAGACCACAAATAACAGGTGATGCTGGTGCCACAGCAGGTGGTGCTCCCCCAACTCCACCTAGTGGGGGAAGTGGTCCAACTCCACCAAAAGGACCAAAAATTGATCCATTACAAACTGTAAAGGATATTTTTAAAGCAGGTAAAGAATTTGTTGGTAAAGGAAAAGGACCTGTTAATCAAGTTTTAGGAAAACCAGCACGTGAAAGATTTTTTGGAACAACTCGTGCTGGGCAAATAACTAGGGGTGCAACAGCAGGAGGATTATCTGCACTTGATATCGGTGGAAAAATTGCAGATCCTTCCAAACCAAGTTTAATTTCTAAGTTGGGTTCTGTTGGACCAGGTGCCACCGGAACTGTTTTACAAACTTTGGGCAATATTCCAGGAGTCAAAGGAACTTCTATGGGAACTGGTGCAAGGGGCACTGGAGAGGCACTTAGACAAGTTGGTAGAGAAATGAGAGATCAGTCATCTGCTAATAAAACAGAAGCAGAAAGACAAAGAATACAAAATCTTTTCCCAAAAAAGTAAGGTAGAATTATGAAAAAAATAACAAACATTCAAGAAAAGATTGTTCCTGTTTCAACTACCAAAGGTGGTAAACAAGGATTTATATACAAAGATACTGAAACTGGTAAAACTGTTGGTGGATTTGTAGAGGTATCAAAACTTACTTCCGATCAAACAAAGGAAATTTCAAAATATACTCAACCTGGTGGTAATCAGGGATATAAACTAGATCCTGGTGCATTAAAATCAGCAAAACCAAAAGACAGTCGTTTAGACTCTCCTATTGCAGGTCCAGGTCCAAAAGGAAATGAAGTTGGTTCAAGACCTGCTCCCGCTAGACCTTCTGTTGCAACCCCAGCAGCACCTGCTCCCTCTAGACCTTCTGTTGCAACCCCAGCACCCGCTAGACCTTCTGCTGCAACTCCAGCAGCACCTGCGCCCGCTCCTGCGGCACCTAAATCATCACCAGTATCTGACTATATGAAGGCTGCTGCCGCTGCCAGAAAGAGCGGAGACCCCGCACAGATGGCAAAAGTGAGAGATATGGGTATGGATATTTGGAGAAAATCAAATCCAAAACTTGCTGCTGCCGCTGATGAAAGAGCAAGAATTCGTGGAACTGCTCAAACTGATAATCCTTTGATGAAGGATATGAGAAGCAGACTGCCTGCAACTCCCACTGTTCAAGCACCAGAAGTTAAAAATCTTGGTCTTGGACAACAATCATTATCACAGAATCCAAATGCTGGAAGATCACCAGAACCAGCACAACCAAAATTTGCCGTAAGCAAAAATGCTACCATGAACAAGACTGCTGAAACTCTTTCTAAAAATCCGCTTAAAAAAGAAGCATATGATATTGTTTTAGATTATCTTCTTTCTGAAGGTCATGCAGACACTCTCTCAGAGGCACATTATGTAATGATGCAAATGGATGCAGAACATATTCAGAATATTGTGATTCAAGAGCGTGCTTGGTGGGATCCTGCTGGTGCTTTTACTAAAACCCCACAAGAAAAAGCAAAAGAAACTAAAACTCCTGGATATAATCCAGATAAAGGAACAACTCAATTAGGAACTCCTAAAACTGGATATAAAGATAAAGTTTACGCTCCACGTGGTGGAGTTCCTGGTGCAATAGTTAAAGGAAAACCTGAAACTTGGGCTCCTGTTGTTAAGAATGATCCTGGTGTTAGTGCTGGTATGCAAAGATATGCAACTCTCCGTGGTAATGCACAATTAGATAAAGATCGTCAAGCAAATCGTAAGGCAAGAAGAGACGCTGCTGCCGATGCTGCATTTGATAGAAAGTATGCCGATGTACTCAAAAATCCATACACTGAGCGTGAAGGTCTTGGTCCTCGTCCAAAAGCACAATCTGCTGCAACTACAACTAGAATTTCTCCAAAACCTGTTGCCACTACACCAAAACCACAACCACCAACTATTCAATCTCAGAATGTGACTGCTGGTGGTATTAAGTATGAGAGAAGAACTCCAACTTCAGCAGAATTTGCCGCCGCCAAAGCAGCAGGTGGTGGTGAGGCAGGTGTGAAGGCAGCGGTTGATGTTGCTAAGTCAAATCAAGTTGCTGCAACGTCACCAACACCAGATCTTAAACCAGAATCTTCTAAAAAGAAAAGTCTTGCTGATACTGTTAAAGAACTTCAAGCAATGCGAAAGAGTTCGGAAGAAAGACAACAGCAATGATTTAAAGAGGGTTTCGACCCTCTTTTTTATTATCTTGTGATTGTTTTTTTAACCAATGCAGTTCCTTCAACAACTCTTGTTGTAGTTCCATCCGGTTTTTTCAGAAGTAAATCATAAAAATATTTTCCTGGTTTTATTGTTGAACTTATTGCAGCACTGAGAAGAAGTTTAACTCTACCCGTTGTTCTATCACTACCAAATTCTATTGTAAAATCAGCACTTTTTGATGAAGATTCATATCTTTTCAATTGGGCACATCCTTCATACCCAGTCAAATTAAGAGAACTATTAGTTTGACTATCTTCCAATAAGAAAGATTGTTCAAAATCTGTTCCCGTATGAATAACAATATTACTAACGTATACAGTCATCTCTTTTTTAATTATTTATTTTTTAAAAACAACCAGTAGAGATTCCTGCTCTCACTAATACATTTCCTTCAACGCCGATTGCTTTATTGCCATTTGGACGTATTAACAAAACGTCATAAACATATCTTCCAGGTTTGACAGTTGAAGTAACAGTACTTGCCATTGATATTTGTATTTTTCCATTTGTCCTATCCAAGAATGATACACCAAAACCAACATATGATGATGTATCTGGACTTTTTCTCATATAACAACTTGCAGCAAACCCAGTAAGATTTACTGGAAGTCCCCCAGACTGTTCAAGTTCAAATATTTCACTAAAATCGTCATTCGTGTCAATTACAAGATTTCTTACATATACTGACATTTGTAGTATAAGACTTTATTGAGTATTTATCAACCCCTTGACAAACACTCAAAACATAAGTAGAATCGCTTTGCTAGGGTTGAAGATAAATAATATCTCATAAAGATCTTATAGTATGAGTTATGAAAACCCTTGGAGATTCAATGGGGAAATTTTTGAGTCTTCTGATATTCAAGATTATTTTGGTTTTGTATATCTTATATCTTGTAGTAGTACCAATCGTAAATACTGGGGTAGAAAGTATTTTTGGTCTTTTAGAACTCCTCCGGGAAAGAAGAGAAAGGTAAGACAAGAATCAGATTGGAAAAAATACTATGGTTCTTGTCCGGAGTTAAAAGAAGATATTAAAAATTATGGGAAGGAATATTTTCAGAGAGAGATAATAAGTCTTCATAAAACAAGAGCAGATTGTAACTACGAAGAAACAAAACAGCTTTTCCTAAATAATGTGTTGAAAGAGTCACTTGACGATGGAACACCGGCGTTCTATAATAGCAATATTCTAGGACGCTATTTAAGAAAAGATTATGGTAACTTTGGAAGAAACTCTGCAGACAACACATGATTGGGCACTTGACCGCATTCATACTCTCTGTGACAAAAAATGTATTGAAAATGCCCATGCGATTCAATCTGAATTTAGTGAATGGTTGAATCCGGATATTTCAGATCATGATATTTTCTCATTAGAGTTCATAGGAGAGGAAAATGACACTTGACCTTCACAACTTTTTTAAGTTTTACGACGACAGCAATTCAAATCACGTGGCAGCAGTTCAATGGTTAGAGGATAACCTACCTGCTCAATTCTTAGATGATGCAGAAACTGATTGGATTGGAATTTTCAGAACAAAACCACCAACTCCGGAAGTTCTTGCAGTTCCATATTTTAATCAAGTAGATAATTACAGAGATGCACATAGAACTTGCAACAGTTCATCGTGCGCTATGTGCCTTGCTTTCCTCAAACCAGGAAGCATCAAAGGCGACGATGAATATGTTAAGAAAGTATTTGCGATTGGCGACACGACTGATCACTCCGTACAGACGAAAGTTCTTGCGGGTTATGGCATTAAGTCACACTTTAGTTACAATCTTTCTTTTGCTGACATTGATAAGAGTCTTGATGCTGGGAAACCTGTTGTTATTGGTATCCTGCATAGGGGTTCTTTATCTAATCCTACTGGTGGGCACATGTGTGTAGTTATCGGTAAGACTCCCGATGGTAAGGGTTATTATATTAACGATCCATATGGTTCACTCAACGATAACTATACTGGTCCAGTGACAAATGGTAAAAAAACCATTTATACAAAAGCAGTTCTCAAGCATCGCTGGTGTCCAGGAGGAAATGATGGATGGGGAAGAATATTCGATTAATTTCAAAAGAAAGATGCTTAAGATCATAAAGGATCTTACAAATAACGGTAAACATAAAGAAGCAAACGACCTTTATCAAAAGTATTTCGGAGGACTAAATGGCAAGAATTGATTTACATAACTTCTTCAAGTTTTATGACGAGAAGAATCCTAATCACGTTAAAGCGGTTCAATGGTTAGAAGATAATCTCCCAGTTAAGTTCTTAGATGACAATGTTGATTGGGCGGAGATTTATAGAGGAAAAAAGGGTAATGCGGCACCAGCATCAGCACCATCTGCTGCCGCTCCTGTGACGGGTGGTGATGATGTTCCTATGATGGGCATCAAGTTGATCAAAGAGTTTGAAGGATGCCACTTGAAGGCATATCCTGACCCTCTCACCGGTGGTCTGCCAATCACAATTGGTTGGGGTTCAACTCGTAAGAAAGATGGTTCTGCATTCAAACTTGGTGATCAAATTACCCAACAGGAAGCTGATGAACTATTGATCAGTCAGTGTAAGAATCAATTTCTCCCTGCACTTCGTAAGATCCCACATTGGAATGAAATGTCAGATGGAAAAAGAGGCGCTCTGCTCAGCTTTGCTTATAATCTTGGTGCCGGTTTTTACGGTGGTGATAACTTTAATACTATTACTAAACGCCTGAAGAATAAAGAGTGGGATCTAGTTCCCGATGCTCTTTATCTCTACCGCAATCCTGGTTCAAATGTTGAGGCAGGTTTAGCACGTAGAAGAAAGGCAGAAGGAGATGCCTGGAAAAAAGGATAAATAGTTACAATCATTACTGATTCTTGATCTTAACTGGTCTGAATCTACATACTCCGAGTCCTCTGTGACTTGGTGAATACTTTACTTTTAAACAACTTAGGTTTGTTTTGTTTAGTACACACTAAGTCATAGAGGACTTTTATATGTCTTACGCTACAAAGGCGCTTGCTGCTGCGTCTGCTTTGTTGATGGGTAGTAGTGCAATCGCTGCACCCCTTACTTTACAGGGGAACTATGTAAAGATTGGAGTTAACGATGCTGGAACCGTTGGTTCTGGTGGAGCAACTTCTCCTGGTATTCAGTATGATTCAACTGGAACTGCAACGTTTAATCCAGCATACGATTACCTGACTCCTGGAAATCCTTTTGAAGGATTTACTGTTAGAGGTAAAGATGGTTCAACTGTTCTTTTCAACTATTATAATAACAATAATAGTGTTGGAGGAGCACAGATTACTGGAACACTTGTAGATTATTCTGGTGTTTCATATCGCGGATTGACTTATGATAATCGTGCCGTATGGTCTGGTTCAAAAACAGAGTTTAATATAGAGCACGACTATCGTTTCAATGATAATCAACAGTTTGTTGATATCAATACTCGTTTAGAGTTTTTGATTAATGTTCCTACCCTTTACTTTGGTAGATTTACAGATCCTGATGCAAGAGCAGCAGCAGGAGATAGTTCTAGAACAGATAATACTAGAGGATATGCTGGTGGTATTCCAGCAACCAACGTTGTCCTTTCCGAAGCACTTGTATCAAAGTACGCATTAGGTTTGTTCACAGGTCAAGTTGGTGGAGTAAACTCTGGAATCAGTGCTGGTTGGTCCACAAACCCAGAAGATTATTATAACGGAACTGATGGTGGTCCAAGCGGAGACCATACCATTGGTCTTGGATTTATGTTCTCTGGTGTTAATGCAGGGGACATCATTAACGTTCAGTATGCATATATCTTTGGACCTTCTGCGTTTGCTGCTGGATCTGGCGCAGTTTCTGGTGGTGCTGGCGGATCTACACCATCAACCTTTACTGTTACTGACGTAGGTGCTGCTTCTGCTCCAACTGCACCTGCTCCTACAACTCCCCCTGCACCAACAGTCACAGGAACTTCCACATCGGATTCTGTATCAACCTCATCTTCATCATCAACAAGAACTGAAACTTCTTATGTAACAAGAACAGTTTCTTCAACAGATGCTGATGGAAATCCAGTTGTAAGAACTTATACTGATACAGTTGTAACAACCATTCCAGTTACTACAACAACCACTGTTACAACTCCTGTTACCACAACAACTTACTCTGATAGTTCTACTACATCTTCGAGTGGAACTCCTGTAACTACAACTTCTTCTGTTGATGGAACAGGAACTTCTGTTGTTTCTGCAACTGTATTGGATTCAACCGCAGTTACAAGAAATGTAACAACTTCTGCGGATACATCATCTTCAAGAACAGGATCCAGAACAGTTACCAGAACTGTAACTGATACTGATGCATCTGGAAATCCAAGAACTAGAACTTATACTGATACTATTCTGGATACTACACCAGTCACCACAACTACAACATCATCCACACCTATAACCACGATTTATTATGCAGATGGTTCTACATCTGTTGTAAATGGAACAACTACAACCACATCTACTTCTGCTGATGGAACTGTAAGTTCTTCCACGATTGCGACTGCTCTTGATGCAACCGCAGTTACAAGACCTTCTGTATCATCTTCATCAGTTCAGTCCACAACTCTTCCAGTTATAAATGTAACTTTGACTGAACACGCTGCATCTGAGAACAAAGGAGTTCAAAAGATTGCAAGACATCATACAACAACTACCACAACTCCAATGGTAAAAACTGTTGTAACCACCCCAGTTACAACCACCTCTTATTCTGCTGGAACTGAGACTGTAACTAACGGAACACCTGTTACAACTTACGAACTCTGGAATGATGTTGGTATCTCACACGCATATGATAACTTGTTTGGTCGTGTAGATCAGTTAGAAGTTCTTGACGGAATCAATGATGGTATTAATGGACTTCTCAATCACGAACCAACAGCAGGTAATCAGAGATTAAGAGTATTTGAGAACAATAGATTCGTTCAATCCTACAATGCTGATGCTTATAAAGCAGATTCCAAGATCTTCGGTGGTGGTTTTGAGTTTGATGTAACCAAAGGTTGGACAGTTGGATTCCAGTATAATAGAGTCAACATAAACCTCAATGGTGTTGATTCAAGAACACAACAGAGCAAAGATCACTTCGGTGTATTCAGTGAGATTAGGGGTAATACTTTAACCCTGAATACAAATGCTGCGATTGCAAACAGCAACTATAAGTACAACAGAACCGTAGAAGGTGTCTTTAATAATGAAGGATCAACCACTGGTTCTGAGTGGTGGGTATCTAATAGACTTTATATGCACGTAACCAAATGGTTGCATCCATTCTTCGGATATACTGTTCAGAATGTAAGAAGAAATGCTTACAATGAAACTGGTTCTATTCAATCTGCAAGAGCAGTTGAATCTCATAACCAAACTACACATATTGGTGAGGCAGGAGTTAAGTTAGAAACTCGTTTTGGTGGTAAGAAAAATAACCTCTTTGGGGTTAGTGTAGAGGGTGCTTATGGAACTGATAGTTCTTATGGTGTAAGTGCTTCTGTTGACTATAAAGAGATTTTGTATGTTGAAGGTTCTCACGGTGTAAACAACGGAGTTACTAACAATTCTATTGCTGGTAAGATCAAGTTTAGGTTCTAAAATCCTAAATAAGAAGGACATCAATCACACGGACTGATGGATAAGAAAAAAGAAAACGCTATGGGACAAGTTATTCGTATTGCGATTTTGGGTTGGTCTGCTGCCC